GTCGCTCAAAATCATATGTATTCCGAAGAAGAACTTCACGAAATGAAAAAAAGACTTCGTGAAGCAGAGGAAGAAATCGCTAAACTAGAAGCACATACATCAAAAGGATTTGGAAAGAAATGAAACCTATTAAAGCGAAAGACCTTCTGGAACTAGATAAAAATCTTGAAGTAGTAATGTTGCAGTGTTATGCTCTTCCAGAACAAGTTATTTACCAAGCAGGAAAATGTGACTATTCTGAAACTCCTATTCATAACCAACAAATTCCTAAACCAAGTGAATGTGGTGAGTGGGTGGTAGAACGTCTCTTAAGTAATGAGAAAGGGCACTGGGGTCCCCTAGAACACCCCGCAATTACTTTTTCGGTGTCTGGGTATGTTCATAACGTTGCGATGCAAGCAAGAACTCATAGAGTGGGTGTAAGTTTTGATGTTCAATCACAACGTTATACTGGTAAAAGAGTAATAAAAGTCGCTAGTGGGGAATTAAAACCAGAAGATGTTTTTTACGTTCGCCCTGCAGGATTTTATACCAATCGTTATGGTAAGAAATATGATTGGACACAAGAAAATTATCTAGATGAGTTAAACTGGATCGTAGAGGGTTGTAAGCGTTATGCAACAAAATACGAAAAAGGAATGTGTGAAGAGCACATTAGGGACTATCTTGCACAAGCAATTCGTCAGAACTTTGTGGTTTCTTTTAACCTTCGTTCTGTTCTTCATATTATGGATTTGCGAGCAAAAATGGATGCCCAATTAGAAATTCAAGCACTATGTGAGCAATTTGTTCCTCATCTCCAAAAATGGACTCCAAACGTTTGGAAGTATTATGAAGAGAAGAGATTGCATCGCGCTCGGTTGAGTCCATAAATATTTTTATCTTGAATTCGTAACTTTATGGCGACATACCCCGTTATTCATAAGACCACTGGTGAACAGAAAGAAGTGAATATGAGTGTTCACGACTGGTCTCAGTGGAAGTTAGATAATCCAGACTGGGATAGGGATTGGAGTGATCCATCTACCTGTCCTGGTTCTGGTGAAGTTGGTGAGTGGAAAGATAGACTCATCAATCGCAATCCTGGATGGAATGATGTTCTTCACAAGGCATCCAAAGCACCTGGCTCTTACGTAAAGAAAATCTAATGGCAAGAAGAAAAAGAGGAAATGTAGAGCAACCAATCGGCGTTGGTCTGACGGCAAAACAGATGAAGAGGAGAAAACCTCTGAGTTCTGACTATTTGGTTGATATTGATCCACTTACAGACAATCAAAAGCGTCTTTTTGAATCATATGCGGCAGGTAAACACTTAGTTGCTTATGGTTGTGCTGGAACTGGTAAGACTTTCATTACACTCTACAATGCTCTTGCAGATGTTTTGGATGAATCAACACCTTATGAGAAAATCTATCTGGTTCGCTCATTAGTTGCTACAAGAGAAATTGGATTCTTGCCTGGTTCTCACGAAGATAAGGCAGATATTTACCAGATTCCTTATAAGAATATGGTGAAGTATATGTTCCAGATGCCTTCTGATGCTGACTTTGAGATGCTCTATGGAAATCTTAAGTCACAAGAAACCATTAAGTTCTGGAGTACTTCATTCCTAAGAGGCACTACGCTTGATAATGCTATCATTATTGTTGATGAGTTCCAAAACCTAAACTTCCACGAACTTGATTCAATCATTACTCGTGTTGGTGAGAATACCAAGATTTGTTTCTGTGGCGATGCTTCTCAGTCTGATCTACAAAAAACAAATGAGCGTAATGGTATTGTAGATTTTATGTCGGTATTGCGTAAAATGCCATCATTTGATATAATTGAATTTGGTGTAGATGATATTGTTCGTTCTGGACTTGTCAAGGAATACATTATTGCTAAAATGGAAGCAGGTTTTTGATGTTCAAGCATATTGATGTGACGCTCCCCGAACTTGAAAGGGAGACTATAGATGGTGTTCGTTATTATAAAGTTCCTACGGAAGAAGAACTTTTAAAACTTGTTTCCATTACTTCTATTACCAGCCATTTTAATCGTGAAATTTTCATCAATTGGCGTAAAAAGGTTGGTGAGGAGGAAGCGGAGAAGATTACTAAGGCAGCTACTTCTCGTGGCACGGATATGCATTCTCTCGTGGAAAATTATCTGGACAATAAAGATCTCCCGTCTGTTGCGCCGATGGCGGATTTTCTGTTTAAAATTGCGAAGACGAATCTAAATCGCATAAATAATATTTACGCCCTTGAAGGGTCCCTATATAGTAAACAACTGGGAATTGCTGGGACAGTTGATTGTATTGCCGAATATGACGGTGAGTTAGCAATAATTGACTTTAAGACTTCCAAAAAACCAAAACCACGCGAGTGGATTGAACACTATTTTGTTCAATGTATGGCTTACGGTTGTATGCTATACGAACTGACTGGTATTTCAGTTAAAAAACTTGTAATCATCATGGCTTGTGAAAATGGAGAATGCGTCGTCTATGAAGAAAGAGACAAATCAAAGTACATCAAACTACTCGGCAAATACATTAGAAAGTTTGTTGGAGATAAACTGGAGCTCTATGGAACCAAATAAAGAACTAGAACAGGCAATAGAAAGTAAATTTTTAACCCCTTCCAAGTTTGCTCTTGAGATTGAGAAAATTGTTGCTGAAGAAAATCTGAATTATATTGATGCTATTTGTCACTATTGCGAAGTCAATAGTCTTGAGGTAGAATCAGTTACGAAACTCATTTCAAAACCTTTAAAAGAAAGACTCAAGTGGGATGCCACTCGTCTTAACTTTATGAAGAAAACATCAAGAGCAAGATTGCCTTTATGATCGTGACACCCTTTGAAACTTATCAACATTATTTGTCACTCAAAAATCATTTCACAAATCCAAAATACGACTTCTTTAAGTACGGTGCGAAGACTCGTGCCAGTATGACATCCTTCAACAAACGCAAGGACAAATACTGGTTTGAGAAGACAAGTCGCAAATACAACGATAAAGAAGTTTTAGATTTTCTAGTATCAAACTTTGTAGCATCAGACAACCCACAGAACTTATGGATTGGAGAAATTATCAGTTCTGGAGAAAGGACTTACGCAGATTGGATGCGGAGACAACAGAGTTTGACTTACTTGTTCAAAGAACAAAGCAACGAATTGTTCTCGGAGACAAAATTAGACGATGCCTTGAACTGTTCCAAAGGTCATCCACCCGTTCTTAAAAAGTTCCTGAGCGGGAAGATTAGCCTGGAAACTCTAGTCATATACGATAAAATATTCCTGTTCGGGAAGATGTTTGATAAGAAACTTCTTGACCCTGTGTGGGAAACCGTCAGCTTAAAAATTAAAAAATATTCTCCATTTCTAAATACAGATGTGTTTCAATTCAAGAAGATTTTAAGGGAAATTATAGATGAGTAACTTTTTTGACTCCGATATTATTCAAGACGAACTGAGAGAAATCAACAAGTTACAAGAGGAAATCTACGGAAGCATTCTGACTTTCGGTATGATGCCCCGTGAGACCAAACTGGAACACATTGAGAAACTTGAGCTCTTGCTAGAAAAGCAGAGAGTGATGTATACTAGGTTGTCCCTTTCAGATGACCCACAAGCGGTTGAGATGAAAGAGAACCTACGCAAATCAGTGGCTCTGATGGGATTCCCACCAGAGACTGATATGCAAGTTTTATTCAGTAGTATGAACAAGACCATTGAGTCTCTCAAGCAATTCATTGACAGGTGACTCAATCTTCGCTATACTATCTAAGTAAATCCCCCGAATCCAAACTATCTGAGGTATCCAAATGTCCTTTTCGGATCTTAAAAAGCAATCCAAACTGGGTAATCTGACCGCTAAACTGGTCAAAGAAGTAGAAAAAATGAATACTAGCAGCGGTTCTAGTGATGACCGTCTGTGGAAACTGGATGTAGATAAAAGCGGTAATGGTTATGCCGTAATCCGTTTCCTGCCTGCTCCCAACGGCGAAGACCTGCCGTTCGTGAAACTCTACAGTCACGCATTCCAAGGTCCTGGTGGTTGGTACATTGAGAACAGTCTTACCACTCTGAATCAGAAGGATCCTGTGTCCGAACTGAACTCTGAACTGTGGAACAACGGCACTGATGCTGGTAA